ATTGACGATTATGGCTGCAAAGGTTGTGAGAAGTATATCGCCCAAGCCAAGTCTGCCATTGAGAAGCTGTTTCTGGAGTGGGTGGACACAATAGACTGGGAAGGTGTTTATGCTAATAGGACAGAAGAAAATAAGAAAGGTTATATTGAAGCGTTGGAACTGATTAGACAAGAAATCCGCAACCGAGTGAAGGGGGGGAAATGTATTATATGAAAAGGAAAACTAAATGGATAAGAGAGAGGAAGGGATGAAGAAGAAAAAGGTGCTGATGTTTGAGATAGAGTTTACTGATAATCCTGAGATAGAAGAACTTGTGCGTAAGGTAGTGGGTTGCTTAAATACATCTCAAAGTAAAGTATATGATTTATCAGAAGAACCCAAAGCACCGCCAGAGCCACAATACTGCACTTGTTTAGATAGTTATTATGATATTGACCACGAAGGGATTTGGCATTGCAGGAGTTGCCATAAGATAAAATTAAAGAAACCAATCAAGCCCACCTGCGAACCAGAGGGGATAGAGGAACTGGACTTAAAAGCATTTGGCTATACTTTTCATATACAAGAATTAGCAGATAAGCTGAACGAACTAATCCGCTGGACTAAGAGGAAAATATGAAAGTAGAAAGATTTATAATGAAGGGTTGGATAAGCCACGAGCAGTTGAAAAAGGTTGTAGTCTTTACCAAACCAAGAGCGAAGTGTGTTGAAGTAATGATTGAGTTTGTGCCGATAAAAACCAAGCCAAATGGAGGATAAATGGCGGAAAGAGGATTAGATGACTGGTTAAGAGAGGATAAAACCCTTAAACGATTTATAGAAATCAATATTGAACTCCTCTCAAATATGGCAAAGATAGGCTACGGCACGATAGAACACCTTAACCTAAAGGAAGGCAAGATGTTATGGAAAAAGCAAGAGATAAGAATAAGCGGAAGCGAATAAGATACACCAGATACGCATATGATTACACTATTGCCGAACTCATAGCTTTCGGTTACAACCAGCCCATTCACCAAGACTGGGTAATAAAAGAGATTGGCAAGATAATTTTCGGGAAATAAAATACTAACCGCCCACTAACTCACCGCAAGGCAGAGGCAGAAGGCACTTTAAACGAAAGGATAGAGTGCCACTATGTCTAATGAATTTCTAACCAAAGAAGAAGAAGCCCCTTTAACGCTATGCCAGAAATGTAAAGACCGCCCCTGTATTAAGACTGGTAAGATATGTGATGAGGTAGAGAAGTTATTGAAGCCCCTTACGGTAGGCAGAAGGAACTGGCAGACCATAGTAGACCCCTTATGGTTTGATACCTATACTCAAGCAGATAAAGTCTTAATTCGGGGCAAGAGGAAAGGAAAGGAAGAAGCCCTTTATGTAAGCAAGGGTAGAAGAAACAAGCCCCTTAATTCAGAATAGAAAAAAGGGCGAGAAAAGAAAACAACCCCTTTAACCGCCCCTTTAATTACTCTTTAATAAACTCCTCGTGCTTGCCAATATACCCGCAATAACCGCACCTAATTGTGTTGTCTTTACGGGCATTGAGTTTATACCCTTTACCGCATTTTGGACATTGTAGCTTGACCATTTCAACCCCCTTTTAGTTAGTGTTTTTGAGGATAAACTCTGCGATTTCCTCTTGTGTCAATTCAGGATTAGGAAGTATTAACTTGAATTCTCTTGCGATACCCTCTAAAGACAATTCTCCTTCCTCTGCCCATATAGGCAACCTAAATAAGATATATTCTAATAATTCTTTCATCTCCCACCCCTTTCTTTTGGGTAATAATACCCCTTGTTAATAGGTTACTTAATAATACCAACCTTAAAACAACCACAGCAATTACTTACTTCTATCCCCTTAAAAACTTCATCTTCAAAAGCTGTGAAGTAATCCCTTGAGCTACCGACAAGCCATATTCCGTTAATTCCTAAGTCTTGTTCAGTATAATCTTTAAAGCTTGCCTTTCTTGGTGCTTGGTGTAATTGTTGGACACAATCTGTCATTCCGTCAAAATCGGACTCATTCAAAATAAAAAGACTATCCCTGTGTTTCTTAATATAACTTTTAAAGCTTGCCCTTGTTAGTTTCTTAGTTTCTATTAACATTTCTGCCTCCTTTTTTGCCTTGAGCTTTCGCTTTGCTCAAGCTAGGGATTAAAGAAGATAATCCTTGTTAATAGGTTATAAATCTTTAATAAACTTTCTTGCCTGTGTTATGCTTTTAAACTCTTTACCACTTGATTGATTAGATACTTTATCAAAGTGAAAATATAAAGGTATATTTGTTTCATTACCTCTTTGTCTTTGATAAATAATCGCTTTCTCTGTTTCTATTACTCTATATATTACCATCTTTTCCTCCTTTGTTACTGGTTAACTGCGGTTAATAAGTAATTGAATACAAATCCCTATATGTATTATGAGTTAAGTTATTACCAATTCTTGCCCTTACTTCTACACAAGTTCCACTCGCAAAGATTATCCTCTCATTAATTATAACCTTACCAATTTTTAGAGCCTCATTAACTTGCTCGATGCTTGGTTTTGGATGATATGCTTTGTCGCTTCTAGTTCCATTCCATTCGCTTCTAAACCTTGTTATTTTCATCTCTCCACCTCCGTTTTAATGGTTAACTTCTCTCCCTCTCTCAATATAACTATAACATATATATAGGTATTGTCAAGTGTTATTTTCAATTATTTTCGGGGAGAAATAGATATATAAAAAGCCTCTAAAACACCGTCGAGGATATATAAATAGGCATAATTTCGGGGATAAAAAAAGATAAATAAATAAAAATAAATTACCTAATACACCTAAAAAAGCCTAAAAAATCAAGATATAGTGAGAGGTATGCATAATTGCAAGGCTTTACAATCAATCAAGGCTAAAAATCGGGGTAAAAAGAGATAGAAATAAATCCTTACTAACCTAAATTAGTGCTTATATGAGGGAGTAGTATAAATGGCTGAAGACAATAACTTTATCTATAAAGACAGAGACAAAGACTTTTTACCTTTTTCAAGGGGTAAAAGGGGAGCCGTTGGATTGGAGAAGAGGCAGGGGCAAAGGATAGGTTATTAAGTCAAATGGATTTAGGTATACCTTTCTTAAATAAGGGTATACCCGATTTTTCACCATTACAGGATGATGATTTGTCTCAAAAATCGGGGAAAGAAAAGAATAGATGACTCTAAGACAAGATAACATAGCTAAAGAAGTATTAACAAGCAAGACCCTAAAGGAAGCAGGACTAAAGGCAGGTTATAAACTAGACACCGGCTCAAGACAGATATACCGCAAAAGCACAAAAGAGCACATAGCTAAAATCTTCCAAGAGCAAGGTGTGACTAGGGATAGCTTAAAAAAAGCTTATGAGGATTGCCTTGAGTTATGCCGGAAGAAAGAGGACTATTCAACCCTAAAAGCAACCATAGATAGCCTAGCAAGGCTCTATGGACACTTGAAAGACACCCAATCAACCCAAGTATCTGTCTTTACTGGGGATATGATTAAAGACTTACCGCCTATTGATATAGAGCCAGCCAAGACACCTAATAACGCAACCACCTCAAATTCTAAGGGTTATGAAGAAACCAATCATAATTAACATAATATTAATTATAGGAAGTTAGTGGATAACTCTGTTGATAACTCTGTAAGTTGTTGTAATGTAACAAGATATAATAAGGTTATAAGGGGTATGGGGATAGGGTAGGTAACCCCCCATGGGTACCCTCTTATAGATATAAACCCACACCCCAATCTGGCTATAGTTTTGGAATTACCCTTTTAGCACTTGACATACACTTTTAAAATAGCCTTATTTTGCGTTTTAAGGGGTCTAGGAGGCTCAAATAGATAAAGAACAAGCCAAGATATACTGTAACCTATGGAAAGGGTCTTTCCTTGAGTATGTTAAATACTTTCATAAGGACTTTCTTACTTCTTCTATCCCCGATTTTCATCTGGAAGTCTATGACCTGCTCCCAAAGTCCAATAGGATAGTCATCGCCTCACCCAGAGGACACGGGAAGTCAACGATTTGCTCGGTCTTTTACCCAATGTGGCTCTCTTTGTTCCAAAAGAGGGGTGATATCACCATTATCTCCGCTTCCGAGTCCTTAGCAATAGAGTGGTTAAGGAAGATCAAGCGTGAATTTGAGACAAATAGAAGAATTTTGGCTTATTTCGGGGATTTGAAGTCAGATAAGTGGACTGAAAACCATATTATCTTAAAAAACGATAAAAGAGTCAATATCCGAGCAAGGGGTGCAGGGGGTCAGATAAGAGGTTTTAGACCTGACTGCCTGATAATGGATGACCTTGAAACAAACGAAAGCGTCGAAAGCGAAGAACAGAGGAAAAAACTCAAAGACTGGATATTCAAAGACTGCCTCAACACGTTATTACCAGAAGGACAGTTTGTTGTTATTGGAACTATTATACATCCGCTTTCTGTCCTTGCTGATTTACTGGTGGCGGACAATGGTTGGGTTCATAAGAAGTATCAGGCTTACATTGACGGGAGACAGGAACAGGGCAACGAGTTGTGGGGGGCGTTGTGGAGCCACGAAAAGTTACAGGAAAGAAAAAGGGAAATAGGCTCTTGGGCGTTTGCCTCGGAGTATATGAACAACCCTATCTCTGATGAGACCGCTCCTATTAAAGAACACCAGATTCGTTACTGGACAGAGTTTCCAATTACATATTCAAGCGTTTTAGCGGTAGACCCAGCTTATTCGGACGATGAGAAATCCGACTTCAAAGTCGTATCACACGTCGCAATAGACCAACAGATGAACCGCTACTTGGCTTCTTATATTCGTACCCACGCCCCGATTGGTGAATTTCAGAACGCCATTATTAACTTATGGGTTCAAAACAAAAGCACCATCACGGCAGTGGGTATTCCTAATAGTGGAGTAGAGAAGTCGTTTTTTGATTCTTTTTTAAAGAAATGTGAAGAACGGAAGCTATATCCACCTGTTGTAGAGCTTAAAAATGCATTTACGCAGACGGGTACATCAATAAGTATTCGGGGTAAGAAAGCCCGCGTCACCGCCGCTCTACAACCGCTATTTGAACAGGGTAAGTATTTTATTAACCCTGACCATATAGAGGCACGGGATGAACTATTAACGATAGGTTCGTCCCGATGGGATGATATTGTAGATACAATGGCTTATGCCGAACAGATTTTAACTCCCAGTTTCTATCCAATGGAAGAACCCAAGAAACAATGGGAGGAAGAACCTAAACATAGGGAGATAAACTTTGCTTATGGAGACTAGTTTCGTAGAACCTTCTCGGACTACAGCAGATGAAATTCGGTATAGACTATTAATGGGGGAACAGTTTATTTCTTCTGGTGGTTCTACGATAGACAAGCTTAATAACTTCGCCTGTTATGTCCCAACTCAAGAGCAACGTAAATTTTTAGTTCGTTATGAACTGTTTAAAAAGATTTTAGATGTCCACGGTTCAATTATAGAGTGCGGAGTTCAATTTGGCGGTGGATTGATGACCTTTGCTAATTTAAGTGAGATATTTGAACCTATTAACCACACCCGTAGGATTATAGGATTTGATACTTTCGCTGGTTTTCCCTCAGTTAGCGAGAAAGATAGTTTAGATAAAGCTACTCACTCAAGGGTTGGTGGACTCTGTTGTGATTCATACAACGATTTAAAAAGAACCATAGAATTATTTGATTCAAATAGGTTTCTCAAACACATAAACAAGGTAGAACTTGTAAAGGGTGATGTTAAGGACACTTTACCCGAGTATCTAAAACAAAACCCCCAGTTGGTGGTAAGTCTTTTATGGTTAGACTTTGATATTTACGAACCAACCAAGTTTGCAATTCATTCACTTATAGACAGAATACCTAAAGGCGGAATTATTGCCTTCGATGAATTGAATCATGGATTATGGAATGGTGAGACAATAGCGGTTAAGGAAGAATTGGGAATTGATAATTTAAGAATTAAACGTTTTCCATTTGGGGGAACACTAAGCTACGCAGTAATCGGAGAATAATATGCCAAGAATTAAAAAGATTGTAGAGGGAACAAAAGAAAAGCCGACAGCAGAAAAATCTAACACCGATGCTGACGACAGAATAATAAAAGATATAGACGCTTTGATTGAGGAGTCCTACACCCAGACAGGTACGTGGTCGGATAATCAGTCCAAGTGGCACAAACTCCGTATGCGTATCAAAAAGGTCAAAACCTTTCCTTTTGCTAATTGTTCGAATATTCGTATACCAACGGCAGAGGTAAAATTAAGAAAGTTAAAAGCCGCATTATTTAATACAATATTCGGTATTAGGCCTATAGTCCAGGTTACGCCGTCCCCATCGGGAACGGTTCAGGTGGCACGAAAAATAGAGAAGTTTTTAGACCACTTGATTATGGAGATAATAAAACTTCCCAAAAAGGCGATTATTGCTATAGACCAAGAATTAGAAAAGGGTTTCTTTTTATTTAAGCCTTATTTTAGGACTGAGATTATTAAGCGTGTTGAGAAATTTTCCCTTGATGAATTATCTACTGAGGAGGCAATGCAACTTTATTCCACCAAGACCACCCCAGAACAGATTACAAAAGCGATAATTGAGAGGATTGATGTAGATTTATCAGATAAGGTTGCGGAAGAAAATCAGGCGGAAGTCGAAAAATTAGTCAAGGACATTATAGCTGGGAAAGATGATATTACAATTACCCTTCAGGATGTTATTTATGATTTTCCCGATGTGGCATTAGCTGACCCAGAAAGAGTTTACGTCCCCTCCGATGCTGGAGTAGAACCGCAAGAGTGCCAATTTATAGTCCACGAGTTTTTTCTGCCATTAAATCAGGTAAAAAAGAATACCGAATTAAAGGGTTGGAGCAAATTATCAATTGAAGACATTGAAGACCTGAAAGATGTAGACATAGATACAACTACTGATTTAGATGCTAATATTCGTGAGGGAATTGAGCGTATTAATAACCCGTCTAATTTAATCATGATTTGGGAGTTTTATGGGTGGTATGACCTTAATGACGATGGAATTGATGAAAAAGTAGTAATTACCATTGCCCCTGACTTTAACAAGGTTTTAAGAAAAATAACACTACCCTTTGATAATGGTAAGTTTCCATTTATTAAGCTGGCTTATGAATATACTTCTGATAGGTGGTTTTCTCATAGGGGTATTCCTGAAATTTTAGAAGACATTATTAAAGAGATAGATACCCAACATATGCAGAAGATTGATAACCAGACTATTCGTAATGCCCCAATGTTTACCTATAGGGCAGGTTTGGTTAATCCGAACTTAGTTAAATTTATCCCTGGACAGGGTATTCCAGTCCAAGGGATGAATCCAATTAACGATACTTTGGCGATATTAAATAACACCAATCCAAATGCCGAGTTCTCTTATGAACGTGAGCAAATGGCACTAGAGAGTAAGATTGAAGAATTAATAGGTCAAGTAGACTATACCCTTCAATCAATGATTAACAAACGCCAACCCAGAACCCTAGGTGAGGTTCAGATGCAGGGTCAGAGTATGCAACAGGTATTTTCTCTTGATGCGGCTATGCACACACAGGCGTTTAGCGAACTATTCAACTTTATTTGGGATTTATGGTGTCAATATGGTGACGACCAATATGAATTTGGTTATTTTGGAGAAAAAGGTTGGGAGAAGATTAAATTAAGTAGGGAGGAAATACAGGGGCATTATAAAATATCAGTTCGTGGTAATGACCAAAATACCAATCCTCAGGTTAGACTTCAAAAAGCCCAGATGGTAATGATGGCTTCAACTAATCCAGCGGCTCTACAAATGGGAGTTATTAAGCCCTATCATTTAGCCGAAGCATATGATTTGCTTTATAAGGAATTAGATATCCCAGAACATCAAAGACTACACGAAGATGCACAGGTTTTATTCCAACAAATGCAACAACAGATGCAGAATCCCCCTCCATTACCAGTTAAGGTTGGTATGAAAGATTTAGAAGACGGAGAAAAAATGCAAGTAGTTGAAAGGTTGGGCATTGAACCAGATACTCAAGGAAGGTCGATGAAAACTAAACTGGATATTAGGGAACGTGAAAATGATGGTCAGTCAAAGCGTGCCAGCAGTGCCAAGAGCCTTATCGATATGGTGGCGGCAATCAAACAACAGGAACACGATATAGAAATGGATAGAATCGAGGCACAAGAAGCCATATCTAATAGAAATAGTAAGAACGAATAGGAGGTTAGGTGGACAATCTGGAAAAAGTTAAACAAGAATTGGGTGAAAAAATATCAAAGTGTAATAGGATAATTTTAGGACTGCAAAGTCACGACCCTTTTATAGAAATGCTTACAGACTTTAAAGACCAGATGAAGCGATTAGATGATGGATGGCAGTGGATTACCGAAGATAAGTTATTAAAAGAAGCCCAGATAACAAAAATGGCTACACTGTCCATTGTTAATTGTTTAGATACTTACAGATATGATATGGAACAGGCGGAAAAGCAGCTTACCGAGATTACTAACCAGGATAAGATTGTTAGTAAGGATTTTGATAATGAAGGAGTAGATAATGCCGAAGAAGATAGAAAAAAGGTTAAAAAAACAGGCACGAAAAGAAGGTCTAAGCGGTGAGAGGCTTAGTGCTTATGTCTATGGCACTTTGCGTCATAAGTTTGGTTGGAAACCTAAGCGGGAGAGAAAATAAAATGGATGATGATGATTTAAAAATGTTGACTCAATATAATTTTGCTGAGGCGGGAAATCAGAAATCAGATGTTTGGGCAGCAAATACCTATGTTGCACTCAACCGTTTAAAATCAGGCAAGTATGGTTCTACCCTTTCAGAGGTATTACAGGGTATGTCTTCGGCTATAAAGACTAATTCAAAGCAATGGCAATTAGCTACCGGCCAGAAGAAGATGAATGAATACGAACAAAATGTTATGAAAAAGATTTTAGCTACCAACTCCGCTGTTTTAAGAGGGACAATAGAAAATAACATTGGTAAATCTACACATTTTGAAAATGTAGAAAAATTTGGTATGCCCAAGTGGGCAAAAAAAATGAAAAAGGTGGCGAAAGTTGGAGCACACACTTATTTTGAAGAATAGATTTTACAGTTCCCTGTGAGACCCAATCGGCGGGTTAAGCCGAATAGGAGAACCAAATGGCAGAAAATGAAGTCGTGAATACCGAGGAATCGGCTACCTCAGAACAAGAGGTCGTAAAAGAAGTGGAGCAGACCACCACCCCTGATGAGACGACTACTCAGGAAGTAACGGAGCAACCTCAAGAGGAGAGTAAACCTCAACAGTTCTCACCTGTAGATGAGAAAGGTGTTCCCTGGGTTAATCGTTATCACGAAAGTGAGCGGAAATCACGGGAACTATTAGAAAACTTAGAAACTAAGATGGGAGAAATCCTGTCTAAACAAACCACTCCAGCACAGAAAGAACCGACAATCTCAGAGTTGGAACAGTTTGCCTTGGAGCGTCCTGAACAGAGACCTTGGGTTGAGGAACAAAAAGCAATAAAAATTGGTAAAGATATTGCCCGTATCACAGAGGAAAAGGTAAAAGAGGTTGAAACAAAACAAAGGGCGGAGATTGTCCGCCAACAGTCAATCAATTGGGTTTATAATCATCCAAGATTACAGGAATGTTTTGTTAAAGACCCTTTTGGGAATAAAGTCTGGAACAAAGAACATCCATTAACACGAATGATAGGGGTGTATTCTAATGACCCAGATATTAAAAACCGTCCTAACGGAGCAGTTATCGCTACTAAATTAGCATTGGCTGATTATATGGATTCTCAAGACAATGTTTCACAAAAGAAAGTCAAAGTACTTCAACAGAATCTTAAAAAAGTTCAGAAGGGTACAATGATTGAAGGTTCAGGACAACAAGCAACTAAATCAACTAAGGATGAGTTCACAAGGGCAAAAGAAGTCCTTATGGGCAAGGTTGGTAATAAAGACGCCGCTACAAATGCTGTAAAGGCGTATTTAAAGAAGTATGGAGTGATAGAGGAATAAAATGGCTCAAGTTAATACATATGATGATAATTCTCGACGTGAAGATTTATTGGACTTAATCACAAATCTTTCACCAAGAGAGACACAATTGCTATCTGGTTTAGGAACTTCCACCGCTAAAGATGTTTTGCATCAATGGTTGACTGATACTTTAAAATCAGTAGCCGTTAATTCATACATCGAAGGTGTAGATGCTACATTTCCAGATAGAACTGACCCTTCAAGACTTTACAACGTTTCCCAAATCGTAAGGGTTGGGTACGAAGTAACTGATACTGAAAGGGCAGTAGCAAATGCAGGTTTTAATGATAGATATGCTTATGAGGCACAGAAGGCCCTGAAAGAATGGTCTAATGATGCTGAATATGCATTAATGAGGGGTTCATTAGCTTGTGGAACCTCTAGTGTTGCAAGATCGATGCAGGGTGTCAAGAACTGGATGACATCTAATAACTATACGGATGCTTCCGGTGCATCAATGAGTGAAGCCAACCTCAATGATTACCTACAGTTCGTATGGGATGATGGAACGCAGGTTAACGCCCTGTATGTTCCTATGTATATCAAACGTAAGATTTCTGCTTTTACTGCGGGAACTACTAAGAATACAAACCAAGAAGATAAGAGATTAGTGAACGCTATTGATGTTTACGAAGCTGATGCAGCTCAAATGGTAAAACTATTTGCTCATCGCTACGTAACCGTTTCTGGTGATACTCGCTATGATGTTATTGGTCTTGATGAATCAAAATGGAAAGTCGCCTATCTTAGAAAGCCATTTACAAGAGAGCTGTCCAAGACTGGTGATGCTACAAAAGGTGAAGTCGTTGGTGAGTTAACCTTGGAATGTCTGCATAAAGATGCAGGATTTTATGTTAAAGGGTTAAACTAAAAGGAAAATGGTGGGGGTCGAAAGACCCCCCTATTAAGAGGAAAATATGGCAAATACATATACTACTAATGCTTCACTTCCAAAACCAACGTATGTTCAGCTTATTCACGAGGATATAGAGTTATTAAAAGGTGCTTATAATACCACTTTGGACATCTTAGATAACACTCATGCAGTCGTGGATATTGCAACAAACGCAACTGTTATTAACACAACGGGTGCAAGGTTTTGCAAACTTTATGATACCTCAGTAGCTGGTTCTATCACAACTATTATAGGTGCATTAAAGGGTGTTCCCTTCACTTTAATAGGTGCTGGTTCAAACGAAAGTCTGGCGAATCATCTTCTATATGATGTTTCTCCTTACGTGTTGTCAGCAGCTTTCCAATACAATATAGGTATGGGAAATAACATTACCTTGGTTTGGGACGGAACAAATTACATCGAAATAGGTAGGGCAGCAGCCTACTAACACAAACGGGGCAGGGCGAAAGTCTTGCCCCACTAAATTATGGATTTAACCCAGAATACCAGAGAAGTCAGGATAAGAAATTTAATTAATCTTTGGTTGAAAGACCCCAGAAAGAAATGTGGATGGTGTGGTGCCTGGTATAATCCGGTGCTTTATCCTTGTTGTGAGCAACCGTTCATAGCGGATAACTTTGAGATAATGACCCAGTTCTACGAGGAAATAAAGCGAGTTCAACAAACCCGTAAAAACACTTTTGCTGCTACTGGGAAAGACAAGAAAATTAGATGGAAACTATCGTTTCCGCCTTCGCTATTGGTTTTTCTTACCCACGCCTGGAGAGAGATGTACGGCGAAGAATTGTTCACTGATAAATATAATACTACCTGGTTTGCTAAACGATTTAAAAAGGCATTTGCTGTGCCAGAAAGGATTTGATGCAGTTAGCCCTTACTGTAATCGCTAAAGATGAAGTAAATGATATTGATAGAATTATCCATGACTATAGAGATTACTTTGACGAGGTAGTTTTTATTATAGACGATGACAAGGTTTTTAAGGATTGCTTAAATACTTATCAAGTAGACAAGGGTATTAGATTTTTTAAGTATGAATGGATAAATGACTTCTCACACAAGCGGAATTTTGCCGCAGAAAAAACAGAAAGTCCTTATTACTTACGCATAGACACAGATGATGAAATAGACCATCCAGAGAAGATAAGAGAAACATTTGACCTAATGGTTAGTAGGGGTTTTGATATATGTCTTGTTAAATATATTTATTCTAAAGACAGGGACGGGAATTGTGTAGCTGAGCATTGGCGGGAAACAATAACAAAAAAAACTCCAGAAATATATTGGAAAAAAGAAATACACGAAAATATTTGTTATGCCGAGGGTGCGGATATAAAAAGTTTTAAAACAGATGCATTTAGCGTAATACATAACTTGACCGAAGAACACGCACAGGCATCACAGGAGAGAAACCTTAAATACCTTCTATCAGAGTATGATAAAGATGGGGAGAAAACCGACCCCAGAACCATAGCTTATTTAGGTCGGGTGTTTATGGCTTTAGGAGAACACAAAGCCGCTATTCCGTTCTTAGAGTTATTGATTAAAAAATCTGGTTGGGATGATGACAAATACTTTGCTTGGGTTCACATAGCAGAGTGTTATAAGAAGTTAGGTAATCTGTCTTTAGCGATAGGTGCTTGCAATGAAGCCCTTGAAATGAATATGAAGTTTCCTGATGCTTATATTACTAAAGGAACTATCTATTTAATTAAGGAAGACTATGAGAAGGCTCTTGACTGGTTGATGTATGGTCTGGCGAGAAAGAAACCAGACACAATGTTTGTAATAAACCCTTCAATATACACTGTCAAGGTAAGACTTTATATAGCAATGGCTTATCTTGGGCGGGGGATGAATAAAGATGCGTTGCACTGGTTTAATGAAGCCAAAAAGCTTGCTCCTACAGACCCAGAGATTATAAGCAAGGAGAGTGTGTTTATAGAGGCGTATGAATCTGGGCAATATGTCGAGAATTTAGTTGGGGTTATCAAATACACTAAAGACCAAGATAATATAG